ACCAGAGGCAGTCTTAATATCTATTACTTCCCCATCAATAACACAGTCCATGTGTCCTTGTACTCCCTTAACCTTTACTTCTTTCTGTTCATCAGATACCTTGTGTCCTGCTAGTTTAACTAATAGAAGTATAACTTCTTCGAGCATGTGTCCATAAAGAAACTTAATGAAGGTAGCAGGTGGCATTGGTTGTGCTTGTGCTTCCGTCTTCATGTCAAACCAAAGCTGTCTGTTAGGTCTACCTATGTTAGACATCCTTAAAGTTTCCTTGTCTCTAGCTCTAGGATTAGACCAATGACGCAGTACCTCTTTCATGTCCTCGCCAAACTGATCTATCACTTCATCAGATAGGTTAAGTGATTTACCCTCTCCTAATGCAGATAGTTTCTTGTAGATATCATCTACTAATGTGTTTAGTTTTTTCATGTTTTATGTTCCACAAATCTTAGTTCTCTGGTGTCAGGTAAAAAGTTTAAAATTTTAACATCTAATTTTAGTTGTTCTTCTGTTCGTGTCCTGCCTGATCTTCCTGATCTAGTCTTAACATCTATAAAAGTTACTTTACCATGTTTATTCACAGCAATCAAGTCTACTAATCCTGTACAACCACAATTCTTAAAGACTTCATAGCCATTATCCCATAACCAAGTGACTGCATAAAATTCTGCCATGTCTCCCTTTCTATTATCTTCTGTATGTTTAATGTGTTTCATTTAAATCCTCTATATTATTTAATTTATTTATTGGAAGATTATAACAGTCAGTTGAAACTTTCCAGTTATTAGAAGGGTCTATTTCTCCTTTTTTCATAAACGTAGATTTTTTAAAATAGTCTTCTTTATTTATATATCCTAATATCCAACCTTGAGTCATGTCTTTTAAAATTCGTGTAAATACATAGATATCACAGCGTTGTTTAGTATTAAGATTAGCAACTGAACACTCGTAATAATCTCTAGGAGGTGTAGTTACTCGTTTAGTTTTAACATCTATTTTTATGTTATTAAATATCATATCATAATCATAAGTGTTAGATATTTCTATATCTAAAAATTTAGATACAATTATTTCTCCCAAAAAACCATGTATATTTCCTTGTCCTTTTGTTATAGAGTTTTTTAATTGCCCCATTTCTTCAGCAAGAGTCTGTGCTTGTTGTATATTCTGTTTAGTTATATTAATGTGTTTCACTCCAATTATCTCCTACTTTGTATTCACCATCCATAGGACAGCGAAGATTATAATAGTTACCTGCAGTCTGTATACAATCAACAGCTAACTTACCTACGAAATCTGCTAAATCTTCTCGCACTTCCATCTGCCACTCGTCATGTATATTAGCAACGAAGTGTGCGTCTAGTGTTTGTAACCTAATTAAAGAGTGTAACATAGCTAATGCTCTCTTCATTACTATTGCTCCACCACCTTGTAATAAGGTATTAAGTGCGGCATGTTGTGTTCTTATTAAAAGTCTTCTACCATCCAATCCCTTCAACCATTTCTTTTCTGATGCTCTGATAGCTTTATCTCGAAGAGCCTTAAATGTTGGTCTATTATTAAAGAAATGTTGTCTAAGTCTTTCACCATCGTCTTGATTTCCTCCAACCACACTGCCAAGTTTTGTATCTCCTGCTCCGTAGATAAGTGCATAGATGAATGTCTTTGCCTTATCTCTTGATTCAAGTCCTGCAGCTTTTTGATTAGCTGTGTGTATATCTCCGTTGATAATTTCATTTGTAAATTCCTCGTCTTTCATGTAATGTGCAAGTATCCTTAGTTCCAGTCCACTTGCATCTATGCCTACTAGTTTATAACCTTCGTCTACTGTCCAACATTCCCTACATTCTTTTCCATAAGGGCTTTTAATGTTAGGTACTTGAGCCATGTTAGGAGCTCTGTGGCTCATACGACCTGTGATAGTGCCATTAGGTATAACAAAACCATGTACTCTATCATCACTTTCTCTTGCTTTAATCCAAGAATCAATCTGTGCAATTCTTTTCTGATACAAAAGATAATCAGCGATTAACTTAGCTTGTGGTATGTTCTCTATCTTAGCTAATGTCTTTTCATCTACCATAGGTTTTCCTGTGACAGTAAATCTTTTAGGTTTCCAACCAAACTCTATTAAGTATTCTCCTATTTGTTTGCGTGAGCCTAAGTTAAAGTCTTGTAACTTGCGTCTAGTGAAGGGAGTTATATCGTTTGTCTCTGTTCTTTCTTCATACTCTTCAGGAGTTAAGCCTTGCTTAGATAAAGTACCATCCTTTTTAAGTTTAGGTTTAACATCTTTTATGTCTATAAGTTTAGGTTTGAATACTTCATGTACTTCATCTTCTGCCTTCTGCATCTTCTGTCTAAGTTCAGCTAATAGAAGTTCTGCTTTTTGTACATCAAACTTAAAGCCTTTCTCTTCCTGCTGTTTCATTATATGTGCGATGGTTTGTTCTAGTTTAACAGAGTCCTTAGTAAATCCTCTACCTTCGTTTCTTAAATGGTGGAACAGAACTGTATTTAATTGCACATCACGAGTACAATACTTTAACATTAGAGGAGAGTAGTTTGCGTAATCATCAAACTCAATCTTCTGAAATCCTAACCTATGACCCCACTTATCTAAACTGTGTCCACCTTCACGAACAGGATTAAATAATCTTGACATAACTAAAGTATCAACAACAGGTTTATGAGAAAGATCAACACTACCAAACTTCTTAACCATTGGTATATCAAAACCTATAATGTTATGACCAATTAATCTATCTGCTGTGGCTAAAAATTCATAGCCTTCCTGTAATCTTTCAGGTGGAAACTTAAACAGTTCATTAGTGTCAGGATTTTGAGCAACTATACAATGTACCTTAGTTGCTTTAAGATCGTCTGTCTCTATGTCAAATACTAAGTCCATCATAATTCCAGTTCATCAGTAGAGTCATCTTCATAATCTTCCTTTGCCAGTTCACGCAATCTACCTGTTTCTCTTTCATAAAACAATCTACCTGCTAGTCCAACCTCGCCTGTATACCTAGATTTAAGTATCCTTAAACGAGTCGTATTAGCTTCATCTATATCCTCTGCTTGTTGGTTTCTTTCCAAGCCAATCACACAATCAGATAGCTGTGCTATACTTTGTGATCCTCTCAAGTGAGACAGGCTAACTTCAATACCATTCTCGTGTCCTTTATTACCATCTACTCTACGCAAGTGAGATACCAGTATAAGACCTGCTCCTGTTTCTTCAACTATACTTCTAAGCCTAGTCATAATGTTATCAATGGTTCGTCTTTCATCGCCTTCAGCGATAGCAGAGACAAGCATATGTAAGTGATCTACTACTACCCACTTACAATCACACGCAATAATCATAAACCTAATCTTGTTAAAGATTTCATCAATACTATTAGTGCCGAAGTGGGCATGAATCCATACTCGGTTTTCATTCTCGCCATCGTACAGGATGTTAAAGAAGTTATCAATTTCTTCAGGGGTGAATTGTTCCCTGACTTGATCAATGTAAAGCCTTGCGTTTGCTTCGATAGATAGAATACCATCAACAGTTCTTCGCCAATCTTCTTCTAACGATATGATACCTACATTATCTGTAGTCTCTTTGATAAGCCAGTGTTCTAACTCACGAGTTACTGAAGACTTGCCAAGTCCTGTGCCACCAGTCAAGGTTACTAACTCGCCTTGCCTAAGTCCATATAGTTTATCGTTAAGTTCCTTCCAAGGATACAGAACACTCTCCTTTTTCTCCCTATCAAAGAAGTCTGCTTTTGCTTCTGATACATTTATCACTCCACTCGGAGTATAAACTTTAGCTGACCACCATGCTTCAATAAACTCTTTATGTTTATTCTGACGAAGCATATCATTAGCATCTTTGTACCCATTAGGCAGAGACATTATCTTTGCCTTGCTAGGTTGAAAGAGCATCGCTACTTTCTTTGCGGCTTTAATACCTTGCTTATCATTATCAAAACAAATGACTACACTCTCAAAGCTTTCAAGAAATTCTAAACTTTCTTTAACATCTTTAACTGCACCTGATGAGCCTCTTTTAATTGAGACTGATGCCCACTTACTTCCCATCAATTCATAGGAAGCCATCGCATCACACTCTCCTTCTGTTAGGGTAATAGCTTTACCGCCTGATTGAAATAGCTGTTCGCCAAACAATCCTGTGCCTGTAAAGCTACCACTAACTGAGAAGTTTTTATCACGAACATACCTAGTCTTAGTAGCTGACAGTTCGTGTTTGTTATAGAATGGGTAGTGATGTTGTACTATCTCTCCGTTGGAAGACAATACAGATTTAACTCCATACTTTTTTGCAGTAGCTTCTGATATTCTCCTATCAGTTAAAGCTACATAATCCCCACCATGTAGGGCAGTAGTGTCTGTTTCTTTCTCTGTCACTATTTCTCCTTCCAATGCTTTATTATAATTCAAGAAGTAAGTTTCACAACTGAAACACTTAGCCGACCCATCTTCATTCAAGGAGACTGGATCACTGCCGCCACATTGTGGACATGCTAAATGATGTTTTATAAATGTCATATTCTAACCCTCGTTGTGTAGCTAGTAAGTGGTAGCTTACCGATCTAACTAGCTTTAACTAGCCACACTTTTCGACAAGAGAAGTTTTACCTTCTCGGCACACACATCTACTCTGAATCTTTATCAGACTCAGAACTAGATTCCTCTTCCCCTTCACCATTTACGGCAGGAGCATTATCTTCATTAACAATGTCTACAATTCTATTAGAAAAGAAGTTAATACCTGCTTGAATTTCTTCCAAGTCTAAAACAATATTAGCTTTCTTCTGATTCAATCGTTGCAACCTACCAAAGATTCCTCTTGCTTCTTCAGGCAAGTCATCTACAGATATTTGCACATCATCAATCGTGATAGAAGGTTTCTGTTCTACAGTATCTTCTGTCATAATTCATCCTCATCATCGAGAGCATCCAACTCGTTACCATCTGCTCCTGTGTATTCCACAAGTTCAGTAACTTGGACAGCTTGGAGATCAAGTCCTTTGAAATCTCCGAACTGATTAGATGTTTCCCATTCTCTGTATTGAACTCTAACTTTAGAACCATTACCGACTGCTACATCGAGAGGTTCTTTATTAGAGTCTATCAGTTTAGGTGTCGCATTAGGCGTTCCATCTTTACGACTCACTTTGCGTTTGATTATAATAGCCTTGCCATCTTCTGTGTCCTTGACACGAAAGCCACGACTACCAAAGTCATTTGCAACATTATCATCTACGATCAGAGTTATTTGATACTCTGGAGTAAATGTTGTATTGGGCGTTTTAATGCTTGCCCACATAGCAGTACCTTCAACTACAGGCATATGTTTTCTCCTTTATTTTTATTATTGAAGTTAAAAAATCGTAGGGTTTTACTGAGTCATTAGACCCCAAACTAATACCATTTGAAATGGTACACAATGACCCTGTGAGGTGTATCATGAGGGCTAGATGTATCATTGTGTGACTCCATGAGTTTTCAAATAAGTGTCCATCTTATGTGGAGCAAGGTAAGGGATAAAGATATAATCTTTAAACATCTTTAAAGTTTCTTCATCTATAAACTCTAAAGTTACCCACCTCTCTCCTGAATGCTCAACTGTATAGCCAAGCTTCAACTCATACATTTCTTTATAAACATCTGTGTCGTTGCACATTCTTTTATACTGCAACATATCTAAAATTATTTTTTTCAAGTCCATACTATTATTATACCATACTTTATTAAATTACACAATACCTTTAATGATATATATGCCAAACGATTGTACTAAATAGATATATACCAAAGCCTACTATTAGTGTTGGCTCTCTAAATTTTAACCAACCTATTAAACATAGTATTGTAATTCCTATATCCAAACTAAATACAGCAGGGTGATTAAGATTAGTTAAAAAATCTCTTACCACTTCTCTTTAAACTCCCTTCTACCTATGTACTTACCATCTTCATAATTGTAAATAGGTTTAGCAACCACAAAAGGATTCCTTCTTTTACCTACCCATTTAAAATGGAATGAAGCCATGATAGGTGTAACATTAGAAGCCCAATGTTGTATCGCTATATCTTTTCTTTCACAATAAGCTTTAATCTCTTCCTTACTATCTGCTGATAGGTAATGATAATTACATGCCCTATCTACTGCCTTTGCAAAATGATTCATCTATCATAGAAGGCTCTCTTCTGTGCCTTGTATAACCTACCTCGTTTATTCCTTTTCCAAATCTCTATCGTGCCATCTTTGAAATGATAGGTTATCTTACCATTATTAGCTTCAATAGCTGATACTTTATCCTTCTCTATCTGCTTTTGATACATGTCATGTGCGTCATACTCAGTCATGCTCACTCTCCTTATCTTCCATGTCTAATAGTTCACACTCTAAAGATGATATTCTATTACTAAAAACTTCTTCACATCTAAAGAAAGCACTCTCTAACTTATTCTGAATCTGTCTTACCTCGTCTAAATAATCTTCCATCTCTTCTTCTAGGTCACACTCACTAGCTAGACTAGAAAGCTTTACAGTAATGTCGCTGATAGGGTAACAAAGAGACTTCGCCCAACCACTTATAACCCTCGATTCAACTCTGTTGTATTCTACTCTTTCTAATTCTTCTAGTTTGTTTTCGTGTTGTTCACTCATAACTTCCACTCCCATTTAAATAGTTTAACCCTGTCCACGATTGATAATTCTTCCATTACCTTTGTTGACTTTTTGTTGTCGTCTTTTGTGCTTGTTGTTGACTCGTGAGTTCCTTGATTTTCCAATGCTTGTTTTTTTATAGCGGTGTCGTGATTCATTTCTTATTATCTCTCTTTGTCCTCTAGCCTTTCTCATTTTTAAATCCTATACTTCTATTATCTCACGAAGTCCTAGTCCTTGTCAACACCTTCCTCATCAGGTAGTACATCATGCTCTATGAACTCGCCATAGCCTGTCCTTTCTTGTGTATCTAATTCATTGTTAAAATCTTCTAAGTTTTTTATTCTACCTTTCATCTTTATATCCTTTATAAGTTTTATGAATATATAAATATATTATTATATTATTATAAGTTATATTTATAATACTTATAATATATTATATATACTATATTATAAAACATAACTGAAGATAAAAGTCAAATAGTTTTTTCATGCTGTTTAAACAGTCTCTCTTTACAGGGGCTATCTCCTTTTATCTTCGGCTATCTTCTTCCATTATCCTTGATAATCTGGGTGATTTTCCCACATCAAGTCGCAAACTTTCTTAAAGATTTCATCATCAGTCCAGTTATCAACTGTCTCTTTCATGTAATAATCTCTAAGATAATTTACCTTATCACTCCTTGACATGCCTACAACTTCATCTAGTATATTATCTATCACCATGTCATTGTATTGGTTGCTCATGCTATCTCCTTCATAAAATTTTCTCTATAACAAACAGCACAATAATAATTATCGTTCCTTATCAATACTGCTTTAGTCTTACACTTTATCGTGTTGCATTTAACCATCATCTTCCTCATCTGTAACTTCTAAATACCTATCGATAGATAGCATTAACAATACTCCAGTTAAGAAAGAGAATGTAACAATAAATACAACATGAGCATAAGCGGCATACTCTAATAACTCATTACCCACATAGATAGTTAGGAAAAGAGAAACCATTCCTAATACTATATATGCAATTAAAAATTTCATTAGCTTTCTCCTATATCCCAATCTGATTTGCTATATGGCAAATTGTTAAAGAACCATTTATCTCTTTCTTCCTCTGTTTTCCACCATTCCCAATAAACACCATCTGCTTCTTCGAGGTGTTTTTCATACTCTATTGCTTCGTCAACAGTCCTATCTCCATACCACCCAACAATTCCATAAACAAATCCATTGTTATTGTCTCCTTCAAATTCATAAGTATCTGTTTCATGCCAATGTACTTTCATTTGGTTGGACTTAGTGTAATCAATATCTTTACTCATTAGTTTTCTCCTCTACAAAGTTATTCGCCCATTCATAAGCTGAATGACCTTTATCAACAAAGCCACCATAATTTTCTAAACCTTCTTTGATATGAGTAATACATTCATCACTAAGATTTAGGTTTTTTCCTATTGTAGCTGTCCAAATATCTTCCCAAAAAAAGCTAGTTGAAGTAGCTTGGCATAAAAAAGTTCCTTCTTTTTGTAATTGTTCATCATATTCCTCAAGCTCTTTCATAACTTTATTTTCAATTTTAAGCCATTCTTCATCATATAAATTTATTACTTCACTCATTAGCTCTCTCCTCTATTAATTATAACAGCCATTGGTTTCTTTTTAAAGTCTCCTCTCGCTGCCTTCTGTAATAGATACCAACCTAAAGGAATACCTATTGGGGTTAATATAAATTGTGCTAACAGTAGCCAACTGAAATCTCTAAAGGCAAAAGCCAAGAGCATGTAGCTTATAGCACTCGTACCTAGAAGCATAAGCCCAACAAACATTGTACTTACTTCTTTCATCATCTGTTTTTTCATGTTCACCTCACATCGTTTAAACAGTCTAACAGTATTTAAAAGGTAACTGTTATTAACCTACCGACAAGTATACACTCATCAAATTCTTTGTCAAGTGCTAGTTTTTGAAAGGAACTAGCAAACCTATCAACAAGCATATTACCATGCTTATTAAATTCTGTCAAGCTGTAGGATCATAGGCTACTACATTCACCTCATATCCTAGCCTTCTCACTCTGCTTAATGTGTATGGGATTAATGTTTTCTGACCTGCCATCTCTGCAAATATCTTTGCGTCTTCACAAGCAGGGTAACATAAGTCATTGCCATATACATTTTTATAATACACATCTATTTTCATCTCATCTCCTCAAGAGAGAATGCGTTTAAACACTCTCTCTCTCTTTTGTTATTCATGTTGTAACTATACCACATCTTTATAATTTTGTACAGTCTTTTTAGAACTGTTGGATTATAAAGCTGTCTGAGTTTTTAATTCTTATAACAGTCGTGTAATCTTCCAACTGATCTAGCGTTGGGTATAATACTTCGCCATTGTATTCCTCTTGGAACTCTTCAAAGCTATCATACTCCTCAAACTCACAACACAAAGCAATAGGATCGAACTCTAGCTCTTCACCTGTTGACTCTTCCCACCCTTCTAAGTGATCGAACAAAGCAGATAACCCCTCATAAGAAAAGGTTCTTCTATATTGTTCACTACTTCTAAACCAATTTCTAAACTGGTCTTTGTTTATGGTGTCTTTCATCTTGTACCTCACAAGTTAAAGAAGAGACTGCGTTTAAACAGTCTCTCCTTTGGTTTATTAAAACAACTCCAACTGTGTGCCACTAGGAATTAAATCATTCCTACTACGCACAGTTTTTTGCAGATGATTAATTATTATTTCAGATTTGTTACACCCATATCTCTTGTGGATATTGTCTAACATTCTCCATAATTCTAACTTATCATCTTCAAAAATAAGCTGTGTTGATT